CCTTCAATCTTTCCTCTAGTTCTGTTTTTCTGAACCATTAGAATACCATTGGTAGTAATCTGATTGGCATCGTCATTGTTTCTGATACCACCTTTGTCTATGGTAAAACTTTCGTTTGCTTTTGGATAAAACCTGTAATCTCCTGAAGGATGATTACAGGTTATTTCTAGCATATCTCCAAATACTGACATATCTTATTTTTTTAAAGTTAAAAACCTGCTTTTGCTGTTGTACTTGCTATTCTTACTGTTCCTGTTCTCTTATAAGAGAAAGTAGTTTCAAATCGATTAGGATTAATAGTTGATACAATCACAACCGCACTTGCTTTTGAGAATGCAGGATCAACATTTAATCCTATTTCTGCCAAATCATCAAACAAACCATAAACAATAGATTTCCATTCAATTGGTTTGATACAGTTACCTACTGTTACTAATTGGTCGTCTGAAACGATTGTTTTTCCAACCAAATTCAACTGCTCTAGCAATTTGTATTTGTAAGCTACATTGAAATCGATATTCAAGTTTCTAACATAATTGTACTGCAAAGGAACTTCTCCGTCCGGATGATAAGTTGTAACCAAATCTTGAATAACATACTGCCCTTTTTTCAACATTACAGTAGAACACCCTTTTTTCAACAAGAAATCTCGGTTGTTGTAGTCTTTCATATCCCCAATATTTCCATCACTAGGAATAGGAATGTTTGCCAAAGTAATGTTGCTTTCGTCTAAATGCGGAGTGTTTTGTAAAATTGGTGCCACATTCAAAACCACATCAGCAGCTACCTCAAAATCAAAAACAGCAGAATTAGGAGCAGGACATAAAACATTGGTTACTTGGCTAATTCTTGCAGCATCATTTGTGATAGCTGCTAAATCATCTTTGTCTGCTAATACACTACCTGCAAAAGCCATAAAAGGCTTGAAAATAAGACCTGAATAACGTCCTGTTGGGTTAGTATCATTTGGAACACCATTGAATTGCTCTAAAGCATCAAATTGCGCTTCTCCGTAGGTGTTAATAACTAGAGTGTTCCATTCATCTCCAAATAAAGCTAAAGTATCAGCTAATTCTACTAAACCAGCTCCATCAGTTGATGCGGTTTGGCTATAAGAAACTCCAGCAGATACCGTTCCTAAATCAAAAGCAATATTCAATTGTGCGCTTGTTACACCTTTCCATTTTGAAGTGATTGTAACCACTCCTGCTGTATTAGCTGCTGAACAAGGTGCGCTGGTAACTCCGTTGATTGCATCTTTGATTTTTACTGCAATTACAGTTGGCGTATCTCCTGTTACAATACTTACATCATAAGACTTGTAATCCAAGTTATCTCTACCGTTTACAATTACTTTGTGGGTTGTGTTCGCTGTAGCTGTTCCAGTTACAGTCCAAGCTCGTGAAGTAGCAGTTGCAGCAACATCAGAAACTTGTGGGTAAACAATTGTCGGTATTCCTCCAACTCCATCCCCTGAAAGCGGTCTTAAAATGCTAACTACCCTATGGATAGGGGAACCAGTTCCAAACAAAGTACCCGCTTCACTTGCACTTGTAACCTCTACAGGATCAACCGTAAGTCCTACTTGATTAGCCGTGTTGGCTTCTCCAAGAATCACAATTACTTGTGGCAAATAAGGCGTGTCGTTATTGAACTTCCCTCTCTGAATAGCATAACCAGTAGTTTTTGAAAGTCTTTCAACTCCTACGGCTGTTGATATTGTACTCATATATTTTTTCTTTAATTATTAAACGTTAATTGAGTTCCTTTGTCTGTTCCTGTATAAACGATTGAATCATTTCCTTGAAGCGGTATTCCTGTCCATAATTCTGTACTTTCGTTAGCCATAACCATAAATATAATTCGGCAAAAACGGATTCCAGAAGCATCGTAATTCGAGTGATTTCCCCAGTTAGAATAATCCGTATCGAAAGTAACTTTTTTTACGTGTTTGTTTGCGATTAAACCTCTTGGAAAACCTAGAGTTGGATATTTTCCCGAATTAAGAATGTACTTTACAATACCTACGTACTTAAACAATTTTAACCTTACATCCTCGCTTTGGCTTAAGGCCCCATTCTCAATTCCACCTGTAAAAATATCAATGAAATAAACGTGGTGTCCTTGTGAATTGTGTTGAGTGTATTCTTGGTTTTCTGCCTCCCGATATGCTAGTGTTATTACTACATCTTCTGCTTTGTCATAAGGATTGATTCTCTCAACAAAAAACTCAAAAGAACTGTCCAAGTTTTGCAATGCGTGTTGAGCAGTAATTTCTTCAAGCAATATCTCTCCGATTCTGTTTTGAATTATTTGAAAAGGTTGGTCCGGAATTTGTTCTGTAATTATACTAGCCATAACTCTAAATTATTGCATCATTTAAAATCAACATTATCAAACCAAAATTTTCATCCGGAAAACATTCTCTTACTGAATACCCTCTATCAACTCCAGAGCTGTCTTTGAACTTAACTTTGTAATTGAGCAAAGAAACCTCTCCTTTCGCATTCCTTACATTAAATCCGTTTTGCACTAATACATCTTCATCAACTGTAATTCGTGCTAATTTGGTGTTGACTTGGTTTCCGTCCGAATCAAAAGATAAATGATGTTTTACCGCCCACCCTTGAATGTTAATAGTTAGGCTTTTGTCAGGGGTTTTCATTTCAATATCAATGTTATACCCACCCGAAGTAACGAACTGCTTAATGTTTTTTTTCGCTAAATCGAATATATTTGTCATTGATTATTTTTTTGCTTTTTTAGGAACAAATTCCTCGGCAACTTCTTCCGATTTCACTTCGATTTCATCAGCAATGATTTCCTCTTGTTCCTCGGCAACTTCTTCCGTATCAAAAACTTCTTTAAGAAATCCTGCTGATACTAATTCATCAGCAGGACTTGTTAATTGGCTTTCAGATACAATCTCTCCTGATTTCGCAACTTTGTTGTTTTTCAAAGAGTGTGCTATTGGTAATACCTGAAACTTTCTCATATCTTTAAAATTAAGCTAAAACTTTTAGCGTGTAAATCTTATCAATTGTAAAAGGAACAACAATTGGTCTTGAAGTCAATTCAATTCCGCTATCCAACGTTCTTTCGTTGAAATACGGTCTTAACAAATAATCCGCTTCGATAACTGTTGGAAACTTTGTATTCATCCCTGAAACAGTTCCGTTTGTCATTGAAGGAAGTGCTGCAAAAACAGTTTTTCCTTGAAAGTCATCTGGAAGCAAAATAACATTTGCTTGATCCAAATAGTAGTGAGTTGTTTCAGATTCAAACTCCTCATACAATTCATTGTACGTGTAAATATCCAAAACCAAAGCTCCTGCACCAACACGACCTTGAAAAGTCATTCCTGACGCTTCGTTCCATTCAGGCATTTTAATATCCAAACGCTCTACTCTTCTGAAATCAGCATAAGCCTTAACTTCATCTGTTTTTAAGAATTTGTCAAAAGCTAATTCAGACATAAAGCAGTTTACTTTACTTGAACTAGAATTTCCTACTTCTCTTAAAAATTTAACTCCTTCTGCTAAATCAGCAATTGGTGTAGCAGTTGTTGGCGCACTCCACAAATCTGCTCCCGTAAGAACAGGCATAGAAGCAGGTTTTCTTTTGTAATCAACATTATCTCCATTTGTCATAGAAACAACTCCAGTTTGAAGAACGTCCGCTTGCTGTTTTGCGATATTACGCTCCACCATCAATTTGTTTTCATTCACTCCTTCTACTGCTGCCATAGCGATAGCTTTGTTTGCAATTGGACTTGTGAAAGCTCCTAAAACCATAGCATCAATAAAAGCATCATCACGTCTGAAATCATACTCCAATTTGAAAAAAGGCGGTTTGTATTTTTTCATTGTAGATTTGCTTTGTTTGGTTTTCACACCTTCAACATACATTTCTACATCCGGTGCGATTTTCCTTGTCCCTCTTTGAACAGCAACATCTACATAAAAAGTAGGAGTAGTTTCTCTTGGAAATACAGGCGAAAATCCACTCTTTACAGGAATAGTTTCTTTGAATTTACCAACTACTACGGAAGTCATTAAACTTCCGTGTTCTTGAATTGAAATAGCCATAATTAATTATCGTATTTAGTGGTTTCGACTACGTTATACAAAACGAATCCTAACGCTGTTAATATATCTTTTAATGCCTTTGACCCTGCCATAGAATCCAATGTAACTCCATTTGGCAAAATCAATAAAGAAGTGTCAATATCTCCTGAAAGAGCGTAATTTGCACTTAATGAAGATGCATTTGCCATTGTGTTGATACCATCAATTTTTAGAATACCAATCACATTTGCCAATGTAGCAGAAGTTGCAGGAGAAAAACCTTCATCAACACCAGCAGTTCCTCCAACAATAGTAAAAGTTGGACTTGTTCCTGTTCCTGTTGCAACCAAATCAGTTTTGTTTCCAACTGTTGAAGCCGTGAATACAACTGTATCAAGTGATGCACCAACTACAGCACCAGTAGAATAAGCTGTTAAAGCTCCTGAATAAGAACCTGTTGTTGTTCCTGCCCCTGTCGTTGCTCCAACTGCTAAATTTGCAAAAGCAGCCGCTAATTGAGCAGCGGTAGTAGCACCTGTTGAAGTATAAGTTAATCCAGCAATAATCATTGTTTGACCAGTTGTCAAAGCAACGAATTTCGCAGTAGCAGTTTCAAAAGTTCCTGAATTTCTTACTACCAAAATTCCGCTTTTAGCGTCTAGGGATTCTCCAATGTTATTGATGAAAACTCCTGAACCATATCTGTTGTTGGTTAAAAACAGATTTTCTAACTTTAAATCTTCCGTAGATTGATTTCTAGTTGCATTTCTTTGTGTTGCATATATGCTCATATCTCTAGTTTTTAAAGTTTAAAGTCAAAAGCGGCTTTCACTTCTTTTTCGTGTTCTGTAACTCCACCATCGTCATTGGTCGCAGTTTGATCTGTGCTAAACCCTGGAGCATTATCCGCTTGCAAATCTTTTACTGTTGCATTCGATGTAGCTTTCAATAAAAAAGCACTTGTTTCTGATTGCTTAATTGGCAATCCACTTTCGATTCCTGCTTCAACTGCTTTCGAATCTACTTCTCTGAACACATTCCAAGCAGCTCTTCTCTCTTGTTCTTGCGCAATTCCCTCTTGTAGAATTTCTGAATAAGCATCAGGATAATTTTGTTTTATTTCTCCTTTGTTCATTTTATTTGAATTTGAATTATTATTTTGATTTTTATTTACTCCTGTGTTTGTGTCCGATAAAATCATATTTACAACTTCATCAAAACTTGCAATTCCATCTATGAATGTTCCTACTGCATTTTTCGAGAAAACTGTGTGACCATCATCGAAATTTGTTCCTTGTAATTGTGGTCTATTAGCTAAAATTCCGGATATAAAATTTTCATTGATTGGATCTAAAAGTTCGCTAACTAAAATCTTATAATTATCATTCTCGATTGCCTCTTCAAAACCCTTATTCTTCGCTGTGGACTTGGTTGCATAAAGAGTAATGTGTTTCTCTCCATTAGTGTCAACAGTTCCATTTGGTGTTCCGCTGAACTGAATCATTGTTCCTGCGCTTCCCACAATATTCATCCCATCTTCTGAATAAACTCCTGTTGCTGCTGAAACAATTCCGTAAGCTGCCGATCCTGCCATACCTCCTTTTTCAACTAAAGCATATACAGGTTTGACTTGCTTTACTTTATTAATTGCATCCTGCATCAATTGAACTGCTCCAGTTGCTCCTCCTCCTGAATCAGTCAAGATTATAAATCCTTTGATTCGATTGTCTAAAGACATTTTAAGCATTGAACTCGACAACTGTTTTGTTCCATAAGACGATGCTCCTCCGTTTTTAGTAATTGGTCCATTCAGATTGATTACTCCAATACCATCAAAGGAATCTGAATTGTTCAACTGCCAATCATAATTAACAACTCTTGTTTCGCTTTTCAAATCCATTATCCCAATGGAATTCAACTTCACTTCTGGCATATCCAAATCAACTCCGTTCTGAATGTTTTTCAAGATTGAAGTCAAGTGCATAAAAGAAACAGCATCAATGCTCCAAGGCTGTCCGTATATCTCTTTCGCTAACGGGAAATTCATAAAATTTTGATTTAGGTATAAAACAAAAAATCAGCTATCCGCAATTAAGCAGATAGCTGATTTTATATTCTTTCGGCACGAAGTTTCACAACTTTGTTATTTTAATTCCATACAAATATATAAATATTTTAATTACAAAGCGTTTTTTAATTTTTTTTCATAAAAAAAACCATTTTGTTGATTTTAACAAAATGGTTTTGAAATAGAATAATCGCTCACTTGATTATCATCTATTTACTTTTTCAAACAAAAGAACTTGTCTTTTTACATTTAGGATAATTTGAACAGCCTAAAAAGATTTTCCCATCTGATTTATTGGTTCTTTTCACTCTTTGGCATCCACAAGAACATTTTCCAAGTTTATCCAATTCTATTTTTTGCTTTTCAGCCTTGGCTTGCCTTTTCTTTTCGCCATTACTTCTGAAATCTGTTTTACCATCAGGTAAATTATGCTCATATCCTTTTGCAATAAGTTTCAAACAATCACTACAATTTACATCATCAATTGCTTTTGCTTCGTGCCAATGTTTCCTGCCACAATCAGCATTGGGAATATGATAATAATCTGTCCCCATATAAGGCATTCTGCTTCTTTTTACATCTTGCCAATATTCGGCTGTATCTGATAAACACATAAAACTGATTTTAAAAGTTATTAAAGGTATTCTATCGCACCTGAAATCTCTTTCGCCTTTTGCTGACTAATTGTAGATTGCTCATAAAACAAATCCTTTTTAGCTTCCAAATGCTCCGACAACCTGCGCCTGACGTTATTCAGCACTTGTACAGTTTCCAATTCCGTGAACTCAAATTCAGCATCCCCAATCAATTCCGCAAAAACACTTTCCGTTCGCTTTTGGATGTGTTCCTCTCTAGTTTTCTTTTGGAATAGCCTAAACATTTGATTCTTTTTTAGGTTCCACAACTACTCTCAAATTCTTCTCGATGTAGCTGTTTCTAATACCATTGTCCCACATTACAATTATAGGATTCATTTCCCCATCTAATGAGATAATAGTTCCTTCAACATCTTTAGGATTGTACTTGTCGTAATCAAAACCTATACACTTTACTCTTGTTCCTATTGTCATAATTCACGTTGTTTTAGCATTGCGTCAGCTAATTCATAAGCCTGAATTGCATTTTGATAATGAGGTCTAGTACACGCTTCGAAACTACATCCAAAAAACCATTTTATCCATTGATAAAAACTAGATGGTCTGTTGTTTACAGGAGTTTGCATTGCTTTACTTGCAAAATAATCTCTTAAAGTCATTCCGTATTGAATATCTTGTTGGTTAGCAAATGCAAAAGCATTCGGATTCTCTGGTTTTTTATTCTCTTCCATTATAATTCTAGTTTTAAATTAGTATTGTTACTGGCATTGTTTTTCTGCCTTTGTTTGTATTGTAGGCTTATCCACGTTCTTATGAGACAGGATTTACTTTGAGGAGTCTTTGAATTTGTCGCTCCATGATGAAATATCAATTCCTCTTTAGCAAGATTACTGAAAACAGCTCCAAACAAATTTACCTGCTGTGGCAT